GAAACAATACCTGTATCAGATAAACAGAAAAAAGAAATGGCTAGTTTTGCACCGTTGGTTAAGTTAGCGTCAGATCGTGGGCAATTAACTAGAGCTTTTCTTGCAGACGCACTAGGTCTAAGTGAGACAGGTCTTACAAGTGGTAGAAAACAGTTTGATCCCTCATTGAAAACAGCGGGTCGTGCTTTAGATGGTATAGCGGCACTTTCAGCCATACCATTTAACCAAGCAGAGCGTTTAAACAGGCAAGTTACGCTCATGGCTTCTTATGAGTTAGCACTAAGAAAAGAAGTAGGACTAAAAGATTCTGCAGATTTTTCAGAAGTATTTAACAAGTCTACTGAGGCACAACAATCCAAAGCCGCAGAGTTTGCTATGCGGAGTTCTCAAGAAACAAACGGCGGTGCAGTATTAGAAACAGCTCCAAGACTAACTCAACAACATGTTTTCCGTATGGCGATGATGTATAAAACCTACGGACTAAGAATGTACACGACAATGTTAAACTCTACCAAAGCACTTATTGATGCGTCTAAAACTGGAGAAGAGCGTAAGATAGCTTTGAAGCAGTTGGGTGGTGTGTTGGCTAGTTCTGCATTTTTTGCAGGAGCGCAGGGTATACCTATATATGGAGCCATAGAGCTTATATACAACCTGTTGGCGGACGATGATGAAGAAGATTTTGACACCTTAACACGTCAAGCTATAGGTGAGTTAGCCTACAAAGGCCCAGTAAATGCTATGTTTGGTGTAGATGTAGCCTCTCGTGTACGTCTTACAGGTCTTTTAATACAAGAAAATAGATACAATAAAGACTCCTCATGGGAAGAGAACTTGTTGTACTACATTGGTGGCCCTGCGGCAAGCACAGTTGAAAGAATATTTCGTGGAGTAGGGGATTTAACCAGTGAAGAAGGCACAGTAGAAAGAGCCATAGAAAGTTTCTTACCTGCGGGTATAGCCAATATGTATAAGGCAGTGGGCAGAGTAAGAAGAGAGGGTTATCAAACAAGACGTGGTGATTCCATATTTGATGATATAACTGGAGCAGATCTTGGGTTTTTATTTTTCGGATTTCCTCCAGTGCAATACACTAACGAGATGGAAAAGAACAACATAGTCAAGGGGATAGATAACGCAGTAAGTAAGAAAAGAAGTAAAATACTAAAAGCGTATTACGTTGCTATGAGGCAGGGTGACATGGAAGGGTTTTATAATGCTGAAAGGCGTATAGCAGAATTTAATGAAAAAAATCCAAACGCAAAAATAAGTTTTGACTCTATAAAAAAATCTATGGCTAGACACAAAAAGACTTCTGAGAACATTAGAAAACACAACGGTATATTTATACAGAACACAGATGTCATAAAAGAAGTGGCTGATGCCTTTGATAATAAGTATACCTTCTTTGATTAAAAAGGTGGCTACCCGAAAGTAGCCACTAGGAAGGGAGAGATTGACAGAGTTTGTCTGTCTTCCCACCCATATCATACAATTCGCCAAACGCGAACACCTAATTTTTTATTCTCTACTCTAACTTGTGTTTTTATCTGCCAATCTCTACGTTTTGCTACATCATTTATCTGCTTCACTGCTAATGTAACATTTATACATAAGATAAACACAGAAGAACTTGTTACCATGTTATCCCAGTTTACTATGATACGTACCCCATCAGGGTTCAAATCATCAGTCTTCAGTATCCCCTGTCTTATTCTCATTCTCTATCGAACAATCTACCACGATCACACGGGTCACAGGCAAGTTCATATGCGTGCCTTTACTTAGTCTCATGGTCGTAGTCTTTGCGTTAAGTTTAGTTTTCAAATCATCTATAAAAGCACTGTAGTTTATCTGTTGCGCCCCACACCATGCTTTCAATGGTTTAGGCACTAGATATGCACGCTTTACGTCTGTTTCGTATCGTGCAACCAACTTACCTCTGGGCAATGCCTCTGGTATTACAAGAGATGCCACGTCACCATCTTGCTTCCGTAAATCATCTGTGCTTTTTATCCATAGTACGTTGCTCCAATGCTCATGTATGTAGTCGTTTAAAGTTTCCTCTACAGATATACTCATATCCTCTACCTGACGTTTATTATCTTTTACACAGTCAATCGCCCAAGAGAAAACCTTACGCACGTCAAAATCTATAAGTCCAACCTTCTTTGCAAATATTAAACCTGTTATGGTAGATGCAACGAGTATAGACCAAAACCTATTCTGTGCTGTAAGACCCGCTGCGATATCTACCTTCTGTTGTACCGTTTTTAAAACTTTTGCTACTTCTTCTTTATTATTTATAATATATTTGATATACTCTCGCCCCGCAAACCCATGATTCTTTTCCAACTGTAGGTTAAATTCGTCTGTCTCTTCTTTAGTATCAAACTGCATCTTTTTAACACGGCATTCCATTATTCTCTGAGCTTCAGCTTTGGGCATAGCTTTGATTATGCCTATTTTCTCAACCAGACTTGCGTTACCTGTAGTTACAGCCAAAAGTTTCCAAGGCTTGCCTCTATATCGCTCTGTGTTACTACTCGCAGACATTCTGTTTCTCTGTCTACCGCCTGTAAGCTGATACGCAAGGTTTGATAGTTCTTTACCAGATGTGTTAGTAAGCTCGTCCATGTACAGTGGCAAGTTATGGTATACTTCACCTCTGTTCATCTTGGTATTGTATGTATCTCTTTCGTGCATAATTAGCTCTGCAGGATTACCCCACACTGACATAGCCCCTAACATAGCAGTTGTTTTACCAGTGCCTGTAACACCAACTAGATGTAGAGTCGCACAGTTTATGGTTGAAAAGTTCATCAGTGGTGACCCAAAAGACGTACCAATTACAAACTGATGCAGTTCAAAACCTTCACGATTATAAAAGTTAATCGTATTTTTCCAATCTTCTAACGTACCTTTAGGTTCAAAAGAGGGAAACAAGCTAGTGGTCTGTGTTGATGGTGGGTTGAACTTTATCTCATCTTTACATATTTCTTCGTTACCAAGGACAAAGCTCTCGCACTCTTCGTCTACCCAACCAAACTGCCTACGCGCTTCGTCAGCAACACCCTGTGCCTGTAGTTGTGTAACCCATGTAGTTGTATATTTCATAATCTCATCCATTTTTAATACTGCTATACCTTGCATAGACAGTTGTTTCCTTAGTTCTTCTTTTGATGTTACAGCAGTTAACGGCACTGTAAACTCTCTTATACCATCTTTAGGAAGATGCAGTCGCATGACTATGGCTTCACCTATCTCTTGATCGCGTATACGTTTCACAACATATAAGTCGTTTTGGTATACCATATATTCTTCTACATCACCGTCAGGAGAACGAATTTGGGTGTATACACCGCCATTTGCACCTCTGAAGTAGGGTTCGGGGTATTTTGGTATTTCTTGGCTTGCACCTGCCCTTTTCACGACCTTACCTAGTGTTATGGGCGATGATATTTTACCTTTGTGTGGGCAATCTACGCATACATCAGGGTTAAGTTCGTTAAATGACGTGCAAAGGTATGGCCCCTTTATGAGATTTACTTTCTCTTCTGTTAACTCTTCACTGTAATCTTCATGGTTTTTAGACATAATATGCACTGCCTGTTTGGCATCTGTGCAAAACTTGGCTATGGATAGCCCTGCCCTCCACAGGGGTTCACTTATATCCTGTTGGTTTTTAATTATATTCTTTAATTGGTCACACCCTTTACCCTCTTTTGTTTTTACTATTATATTTTTGAAAGAGTGTTCTGAGTTAGACATCATGGCTTCTCTAAACGCACTCTCTTGGCTGTCCATCTTGGTAGGCACTGGCATCAGTCCACCGCCAAGTAGACGAGAGAACTCTTCAAAGCTAACCAAGTTCATCTCACCTGCGCCAAAGAACTCTACAGATTTAAGTGTGTCTTTCTTATGGTTATGTGTATTGGGTATCCTAAGTACCCTGGCCGCATCCGCAGTTACTGCTATGTCTGCTAACAAGTTATTATGTATACACTTATCTTTGAGCGCCTGGGCTACAGGTAGCCATTCCTCATAGGACACGCTCTCTTGTAGAACCCAGTATACATGCACCCCATACCCAGAGTTTACCATGACAGGTTTGGGTAAACTTAACTTCTCACAGAATGCGCGTAGGTCTTTGACCGCCAAGTTCTGGCTTTCGTAGTCTTTACCTACACCACAATCTAAATCTAAAAAGAAAGAACTAAGGCTTTTTACGTTTGGTACTTTTCTGGACTCGCCTGTTTCAAATGTGGCTAATCCAAAGTATGTATCGTAACCTTGTCCGTCTAATGTATTTGCACTGCTGATAACTTCATCTACAGAGCTATAAAACTTTTGTATCCTACGGTCTTTACCTAACGCTAGTACGCAATAAAAACCATCTCCTAGTACCCTTTGTAAAAATTGTTTTGTTTCCATAATCCCATCCATATTTGGTGTGCCGAAGACACCACGACAGAATACGGCACGTTACTCGTTTCGGCAACTATAGGAAATTGCCTAGTCGTGGTGGAGTGCTACCTAGAGCAGCAGGCAATGATAACTAGTCATCCCAGTCATCAACAATAGCACTCAAGTCGTCATCAGCTGCTTTGGATGGTGTAGCAGGCTTGTTAACAACCTTCTTTGGCTCTGGGACAGTTTCCTCTGTAAAAGGATTGTCCGCATCTATAGTAAACCCTTCAACTGCCTCAAAAGGATTATTATCCTCCAATGGCACATATTTAACCACTTGTACAGCTTTTAATCGTAGGTTTACGTCCTGTCTACCATAACCTTCATAAGGATTAAAGGTCACGGCTACGTTCACTGTGCTACCTGTAGTCAATAAGAAGTCATCAGGTAACCTCGTACCTTGTGCATCTACCTGCAAAGGTTTTTTAGTTTTTTGATTGTTATACGCACCTTTAATATTAGCTTTGTGCGTAAACATACCATCATCATCTTTGATAAATGGGCGGGCTAACTTGTCAGGCCATGAGTCTTTTTTGTTTGCTTGGTACGACTTAGACATAGCTTGGTATAAATTTTTAGCAGTGTCATTGTCCATACGAAACTGTATAGAATACTCTGCGCCATCTGCCAGTGCATCGCACGGCATAGACTTGTTAACTTTTTTATCAAAGTGGTAAGTGGTATTTATTTTAGGCCATAGAGCCTCAACATTTTTTATGATGTATGTTTCCATCAGCGCATCTCCTTCCGCAGTTACAGGTCTTCGTCTAGATCATCTAGACTTGGTAGTTCATCAACAAGGTCATCTTTATTACTAGATGTATCCTCACTGGTGACTTTAGTTAGTGCATCGGCTACGTCACCAACACGAAACCTATAGGTTTTACCTATTTTAAAATAAGCATCCTCTGGTATGTGCTTTTGACGTACCCAAGCACGGACAGTAGATATAGAAACACTAAAGTGCTTTGCTACATCTTCTATTGGTACAAAGGGTTCGTTCATTTTTTCCTCACAGATATTGACGTTTCCTGACTTATCTCAAGCCCATCAGGAAGTTTGTCAGGGTTTTCTTCCAAAAAATCCTTCATATTAGTCTGATTAATACGTTTATCTAACAATTCTGGTACGTTATGCTCCTTAATAAAAGTGTGCATAGCATCCCAATCACTTGCCCAATACTTCGTTTTATTAGACGTAAAGAACAATCCTTCGGAACTCTTGACGCTCTGAACATTGTGCCTCTCGCAATGATCTAGCATAGCCTGTTTGATACGGTCTTGTTGTTGCTGTAGTTTATCGTCTTCTTTTTTAAATTCAGCAGACAGTAAAGATCGTTTTGCTCTTATCTTTAGAAACGTTTTAGTTAGTTTATCAGGGGTCACTTCACCCATTATTATCTCCTCTTCCTATCAGAACATTACATATAATGACTAAATATGTATTAGTCAAGTATTTCTTTGTAAAGATCGGTAAGTTTTGTGTGTACGTTTATTCTTTTATCTAACAGTCTGTAAACGTGTTTTTCTGCGTCAGACCCCTGCAACTGTATGACAGTGCATTTGTGGTTCTGCCCTGACCTATGCACCCTAGCGTTGGCTTGGTCGTAAGTCTCCAACGAACTCGTAGGCCCCCACCACACGATAGTGTTAGCGGCTGTTAACGTGACACCATGTGATGCGGCTTGTGGTTGTATCACGAGTACATGTGGATCAGTATTCTCTTGGAACTGTTTAAATATACTAGTCCTTTTGTGTGCAGGGACATCACCCCTTATAATCTCAGTTGTTATCCCCTCTGCCCTTAATTTATCTGTTAATATATTTATCACGTGAGTAAAGGGTACAAATATTAACACCTTTTGACTTGATTCGTCTATAACTTCTCGTAGGACTTTGTACCTGTTCTTAATATCAAACTCTAAAACATCACCATCATCTGTGTATACTGCACCTGCTGATATTTGTAGTAACTTGTTAAGACTTACAGCCGCATTGATGGCGGTGACCTGTTCACCTGTTATATCCATAATTAGTTTAGTTTTAAGTTGTTTGTAATATTTCTTTTGTTGTGTCGTTAGTTCTATCTGACGTTTTAAATACACCATAGGTGGTAAATCTAGGCACTCATCTTTTGTAAAACGTATGGCAGGTTGTAGTGCATTAAACACTGTTTCAGTGGCAGTGGGTTTAATCTTCCAAGTAAATTGTGATACCTTGAACATAACCTTATCTTTAAACGCACCAAAAAACCTTGGCACTCCAGTGGGGTTTACAAGTTTAGCAAGCCCATACGCATCGGTGGGGTTTTGCGCGGCAGGTGTGCCTGTCATCATCCACAACCATGTATCGTCTTTCATTAGCCATTTTAAATTCTTCCAACGTGTTGTCTGTGCGTTCTTATAATGTGTAGCTTCATCAACAATAATAAGGTCAAAGCCACCCTCTTGTAGTTCTTTTAAAACTATACCTACGCCATCATAGTTTATCACTACATACTCTGCGCCCTCTTGTATAATCTTTTTACGTTTATCAGCAGAACCGTGAGCTACAGACACCGTTCTA